AATATAAAATTTCTGAGTGGCGTGTTGAGAAAAATGCTTTCCAAACGATGTTGACTCAGGACCGTGAGGTACGGGAATACCTGTCGTCACGGGGTGCAATTTTACGCGAACATCATACGGGTCAAAATAAATGGGACACCAACTTCGGAGTTGCATCCCTGACGACCCTCTTTTACGGATGGGAAGATGGCAAGGCTCTGATTGAGTTTCCATCAACGCATGCATCAGAAGGTATTAAGACACTAATTGAACAACTCGTCACCTGGTATCCAGATGCACCTAAGTCACAAAAGACAGATACCGTCATGGCTTTCTGGTTTGCTGAACTTGGTGTGCGTGACCGAGTAGCAAGTGCTACAAATTTTTTCAAGTCACACAATCGTATGAATATGTTTCATACAAAGTATGACGAATCAAGACAAATAACCGTTAACTTAAATGACTACAACTATTCATAGAACTGGAGGTGGGTGCGATTCTAACTGTAGATGAAATTAAGAATAACTTCCTCATTATCAAACAAGCATTTGCTGACCGCGATAGTCGCATGGAAGATGTCCTCCTAGTTCGTAAAGGTCGCATGCGCGATGTGTACCCTGACTTATTCCCAGATGGTCCTTTCGAGAACCCAATCGTGGCAAACATGGTGGACATTTCAGCGCGTGACTTATCAGAAGTCATTGCTCCTATGCCTGCGTTTAACTGCAACTCACCTACTATGGTTTCTGAGAAAGAACGCAAGAAGGCTGATAAGCGCGAGGAGATTGTCAACGGCATTGTTGACTTCTCCGATATTCAAACTCAGATGTTTACAGCGGCAGACCGCTATGTAACCTACGGATTTGTACCTGCACAGGTAGAGTATGACCTAGAAGCACAGATGCCACGCATCCGTTTCTTAGATTCATACGGTTCATACCCAATGATTGACCGCTTTGGTCGAGTTCAGTACTTCTACCAACGCATTGAGAAGCCAGTATCAGAGTTAATGGCTGCATACCCAGAGTATGCCCACATTATTTTTGACAAAGATGAGAACACAACAACCTCTGTACTTGAGATTGTTCGTTATCATGACAAAGACCAGGATGTTTTGTTCATCCCATCACGCAACAACCTTGTTATTGACCGTTCAAAGAACGCATTAGGTGAGGTTATGGTTCGTGTTGTACAGCGACCATCACTTGACTCACAATCACGCGGACAGTTTGATGATGTTCTAGCAATTCAAGTAGCAAAAGCACGCTATGCCTTGCTTTCTCTTGAGGCTGCAACTAAGGCAGTACAGGCACCTATCGTTGTGCCACGCGATGTTAGCGATTTGGCACTTGGTCCAGATGCAGTTATCCAAACTGAGCGCCCACAAGATGTACGCCGTGTATCTATTGAGATTCCTGGCGGAACTTTTGCACAGCAACAGGTACTTGAAGGTGAATTACGCCTAGGCTCACGCTATCCAGAGTCTCGTACAGGTAACATTGATGCTTCAATCATCACAGGTCGTGGTGTTCAGGCACTTATGGGTGGCTTTGACACACAGATTAAGACAGCACACGCAATGTTTGCTCGTGCTTTCGTAGAACTTATCAGCCTTGCACTCAAAGTTGATGAAAAGATTTTTGGTAATGTAGAGAAGAACCTACGCGGTACACGCAACGGTACTCCTTACAACATTAAGTACAAGCCAATGCGCGATATTGATGGTGATTACACTGTTGATGTCCAGTATGGCTTGATGGCAGGACTTGACCCTAACCGCGCCTTGGTCTTTGGACTACAGGCACGCGGTGACAAGTTGATTTCACGCGACTTCCTTCGCCGTCAAATGCCATTCTCCTTCAATGCAACACAAGAAGAAGAAAAGGTTGACACAGAAGAACTACGCGATGCTATGAAGCAGGCTATTGCTTCTTATGCTCAGGCTATTCCAGCCCTTGCATCTCAAGGTCAAGACCCATCTGACATTCTTTACAAACTTTCATCCGTTATCAATGCACGCCAGAAGGGAACCTCTATCGAGGTTGCGGTTTCTGATGCGTTTAAACCACAGAATCCCCCACCTGGTGCGATGACCCCTGATGGTGTAAGTCCTGAGATACTTGGGCAAGCAGGCGCGGTCCCTCCAGGTGAGGGGCAACTTCCAGAAGGACTAAGCCCAACAGGTCGTATGACAGGTGTGGCACCAGGACAGATTGCTCCAGGTGGCAGACCAGATGTTCAATCCTTACTAGCAAGTTTAACAGCACGAGGCGAACCTAATTTGCAGGCATCCCTCATCAGACGAGTACCAGTGTAAGGAGGTGAATAAATGAAAAAAGCATCAGCACTTAAGAAGGGCTACAGCAAGAAGCCTGCTAACCAGGGTTCAGCAGGAAAGCCTAACTACCAGAAGCCAATGACAGCAAAGAAGGCATCCTCTAAGGGAGGTAAGGTCTTTCAGACTGCACAGCCATCAGGTACACGCGGTTCAAAGAACAAGTAATTAAATAGTCGGCTGCCGAAAACGCAGAGTTAATGGGTTGATAACCGCGATTAACATATCAAACAGTCCTGAGCATTTGACATTAAAAGGCTCACCAATTTTTCAAACGCTAATTTAGCATTGGGGTAATCATGGCAGTAGAAGCAAATAAGAATTTTAAAGTATCCGCTACAGGTGGAGACGGTTCAAGCGGACAAGCAGCACAGTACGCTGCAGGTATTGACAACGCAGGAGATTTTTATGAACTTCAAACTCAAGCCCCAATGTCAAAGTCTGGCGTACAGTTGCCAAATAGAGGCAATCCTGTTGTACCTAAGATGGCAACTGGCGATATTGTTCCTCTCGATGCTAGAACACTCTACCCAGAAGAAGGAGTAGATACAGGCGCAGCCATGGGACCTAATGCAGGTGAAGAAATTATGGCAGCACCAAGCATGCTTGCAGCGCAAAACAATGAAGATATTGCTGCGCTCGCTGCTAATATGCCTTTCTATGCAAAGGTTGCTGAGTCACCAAATGCATCTAACGCAACTCGCAACTGGTACCGCTACATTCGTAGTCAAATAGACAGTCAGGCTCAGTAGTGAGTTGGATTGAAAACCTTGGCAAGATGGCAAAGTCAGCAGTTGACTTTACTGGATTGCCTGGACTATTTAAAGATTTAGCAACTGCGGGTTCTAATGATGACCCGTGGTATGTAGATGGCATTAACCTTGCTAAGAATACAATCAAGGTTTCAACTACACCTGTCCGTGCTGCCGTTGGCGGTTTACTTGCAGTAGGTGAAGCATCATACGAATTAGGTGGCAAGGTACGCCGTGAAGGTGTTGAAACAATCCTTGACCAACCTTTCATGTACAACAAGTTTAAGAACGAGAACGAGTCATACTCCGACTACACCGCCCGCGTTGAGCGCGAAAAAGAAAACATCAGTCTTGGGCAAGCGACTCTTTCCGTTCTCTCTCCTGGTAAAAATTCTGGCGATAAGTCAGGATGGTTACAGGACTGGACAGATAACAACCTAAAGTTTTTATCTGCTGGCTTTGACCTGTTCGACCCAACAGACCGTGAGACTGCTTTTCAGAACCAGTACACAGGAAAGTTTCTTTCAGGTATTCAAGACATTACTGCATCAACAATCATTGACCCATTGACCTTTACAGGTTTCATTGGCAAGGGTGCAGTCATTGCTGCTAAGGCACCAATGCTAGATACAATCTCTGGTAAGACTGCTCGTGCAGTATTTGGTAAATTTGCAATGACAGAGGACCGCCTTGATGGATTGCTAGTTAAAGCACTTGATGGTCAAGGCGAAGCAGTTACAGATATTAAGTTCCTTGCTAACACAGGTGCTAGAGAACAATACGAGTACTGGCGCAAGAAGAAGGTTACTAACCCAGATGCAATGGCGTATCTGTTTGGTCGTGCAACAACTGACCAAGAAGTAGTAGATACTTTCCGCGCTGTTATGTTTAAAGACACAGATGCAATCTCAAAGATTGTAGATGTAGATGATGAGGCTGGCTTAGTTATTGATGCACTCGGTGATGTGCCACATCCACACCGTATGCTTCTTGAAGGCAAGTCAGAAGGCGACATGATTACTTCGCCTAAGTACAATGAAGTTTTACAGGGTTACATCTCACGGGCTAGTACCGATGATGACCGCTTCCGCGTAGCGCTTGAGACAGTACAAACTGGTGGACAGTTTAAGTATGGTTTTAGCCGTGGACCTTGGGAAGGCAAACTTGCTGAGAAGTCTAAGGCTAAGGCTGCTCGTACATTTGCTGAACCAGAATCTGTCTT